CGGCAACCGCAGATCTTCCTGCAGACTATTCAGGTGACCCTTTAGCACCTACAGTGTTATATCAAGACGGGGCAGGCCAGGCCAGCGGAGGAACTAGTGTATCTGTAGATGACACAGCGCCGAGTTCTCCTAGTCCAGGCAATCTTTGGCTAGATACCAATACTGGTATACTGTATGTTTACTATGACGACGGTGATTCTGAACAGTGGATCCAGCCAGTATTTCCCTATCCTGACACTACAAATTTAGCCACAGTATCTTATGTAAATTCCACAGTGGCAGCACTGCCGGCTACGGCAGGACTGGCCACAACATCATTTGTAACCTCGGCTGTGTCAGCTGGTGCGTTTGTATTAAATGTTCAAGCAGATGACTCTACAACAAGATCTATTCCAACCGGCAGCACAGTGCAATTCAACGGCTCAGGCGGCATAACTACTACCTCTGACAGCTCAGGCAATATCACGATCATCGGCGGTGGCACCACAGGTAACATTACTTTTGCTGTGACCACCATAGACTCATCGGATTCTTCTGCCATAATATTTACGCCCGCAGTGATTTATGAATCTGATGTCACAGTGCAAAATAATCTTGTGATAGATAACAGTGTCAACGTTGCATTGGATCTGTCAGTGAATAATCGATTGACTGTGAAAGACATCATACTGACTGGCAATTTTTCAAGTCAGGGATCTGGAACACCTGAACTATTTTCAGATAATGAAATACAATTAACAGCTGGTACTCGTGTAGAGATAACAGCAAGTCCTTTGAAAATGGCATCTTTTACATCTACAGCAAGAGATCTTCTAACAGCAGTCAACGGCGATATGATCTATAATACCACAACAAGCAAGTTTCAAGGACGTGCCGGAGGCGCTTGGGTAGATCTGCATTAAGCCATGGAAAAAAAATATTATCAACTGGCAACTCATACTGAAGCAGAATGGGATGAGCTAAATGAAGAATTAACAAGCCCGGGTCAAGTCAGTGAATATGTGCCTGACAGAACCGTAGACTGTGTAGATGACCAATTGCACAGTTTGACTCGAGGCACGTATCTACTCACAGATGCAGAAGCAGAACTGTTGAAAACTGATTCAAGAATAAAATTTATCAATATAGATTACAAACGCTACGCTGAATTTACGCCACCGCCTGACGAACTACATTCAGTAAGACCAGATTTAGTAAACAGATATACTGCTGCTGTAAAAAATTACAGAGAATTTGAAGCTTCTGGCACACTGGCAGCGACACCAGATACTTCGGATGTCAACAGAACCGGATATCAGCTGTATAGATGCACACAGAAATTAGATCCTTGGGTAGATAATTCACTGGCTGACAACGCAGTGGTCAATACCAATATTCCACAATACGGCACGGGCAAGCACGTGGATGTCATAGTTGCAGATGACGGCACCTGGATCGGCCACCCAGAATTTCAAAACAATTCTCTGTCTGATTCTAGTCCTTTTGCTGCTGTGCCAAAACCCAGCGGATACACAGGCGGCAATGTTCTACCAGGCAACGGCACCTGTGATTTATTAGATCTAGTTCTAGATGCTCCATATTATATTGATCCTGATTGGTTCAATGCTGATCCTGCCACAAGATTAATCACTAGATGGGACGGCACCACGGTCCCTGTGGAGTCAGTGGCAAGATCGTGGTGGTCAAGTAACATTCTGCGTAGCGCACAGTTTGCGAATGCAGGAACAGTGAGTGTTACTTCTAATTATACTAGAGCAAACTGCAATGGTACTAATGCTGCATTATCTAACGAAGGCGACCACGGAACTTGTTGTGCTGCACTGACCTATGGAAGAACACAAGGGTGGGCGTATAACTCTAACAAATGGGTATTGGATCTTTACGGTAGTTATGGTTCGGGAATAGAACAGGGATTCGATATAATGAAAATATTCCATAGTGTGAAGCCAGTGAACACTCTTTTTAACACTAGAAATCCCACAATAACAAGCAATAGCTGGGGTTATCGTGCTGACAAAGCCCCCGGCGGGCTAACATATTATTACACTCATCGATCAACAAGCAACACTTCCTACACCACTGAAACAGGTATAAATTGGTTAAGCCACATGGGCACACAGGGCGATAGCGGCCGATGGAAAAGTGAAATGAAAACAAATTCACTGACCACAGCGCAAGAGGAACTGATTACTGCCGGAGTAATTTTTGTTGCAGCTTCCGGTAACAGCAATCAAAAACAGGTCAACAGCAGTCACCCTGACTACAACAATTTTATTACTAATGCTCCTGGAGGAACGCTGGCCAATTCCACGTTCAGTGAGTTTGGGATTCCAGTATTTGGCACAACAAATCGCCGAGGATTCCCCCAACAAGGCGGCAAATACACCGATGCCAATGGCACAGTGATTTATCCTGTGATCAACATTGGAGCACTAGACGACGATTATAAAACTTCAAAAGAAGCCAAAGTTTCTTACAGCGATAGAGGAAACAGCATAGATGTGTATGCCCCTGCAGATGGCACCTTGGCAGCCAATAGAGGCTATGCCACAAACTGGCCAAGACCCGATACCTATGCTGCTCTAAGTTACAATTCCGGCAATACCACTGACGCTGCTTTTAGCGGCACCAGTGCTGCCTGTCCTGTAGCCACAGGGTTTATAGCCACAGTGTTGGAATGGAATAGGGACTGGACCTGGGTGGAAGTCAAAACCTGGTTACAATCGCTAGAAACACAGGACGCTGCCGATTTTTACTTTGGTACAGAATCAACCACAGTTAATACAGCCAATTGGTTGGACTACGAAAGTCTCGAAGGAGGCGATGCTCGAGTGATTTACCAAGGGCAGATTGACGCTAGATTTAAACTAGGATCAAGAAAAATTATGTCTAATCTCAATATTACCAGCGGTCTAAAACTGAGATTAGGTCGTTGATAAATATTTTACAGAGATTAAAAAATGCCTATAAATTTTCCTAATAGCCCAGCACTCAACGAAGTCTATACCATTGATCAAAAATCGTGGCGTTATAACGGCACTGCCTGGAATGTGATCAGCAGTGGATTTGATTTTTCAACTTCGCCTAGTTTTACCAACTTGGTCGTAGCAGGACAACCAACTGTGATAGCAGATACAGCCACTGATACACTAACACTAGTAGCAGGTACTGGTATTGCTATCACAACTAATGCATCTACTGATACTATAACTTTGACTTCCGTGGCTTCCACTGGTAATATAACCATCGTAAACACTACTCTCAACGTTACTAATGCCAATCCCATAACCATAACTCCTAATCTGGTGTTAGGCGGCACCTTGAGATTTCCAGATAATACTGTTCAAACCACAGCCACAGTGCAAGGACCAGCAGGACCAGAAGGACCACCCGGCGCAAGTGGTAGCGGTTCAGGCGATGTAAATTCTGTGTTAGGTAGCTATGTTGATAATGCCATAGTTAGATACAGTGGCACTAGCGGCACAACTATCAAAGTCAGCTCAGCCAGTATCAACGATGCAGGATTACTTACTGCTACCAACTTCAGTGGTGATGGCAGTTTAATAACTGCACTCAACGCTACTCAACTTACTAGTGGCACTATACCTGATGCACGTTTTCCAGCCACATTACCTGCAAGTTCAGGTATTAATTTAACCGCACTCAACGCTAATCAACTTACTAGTGGTACTGTGCCTGATGCACGTTTTCCAGCTACACTGCCAGCCGCCAGTGGCATAAATCTCACTGCCCTAAATGCCACAAATCTAGGCAGCGGCACGGTTCCGGTTTTGAGATTAGGCTCATCGGGTACAAGAGATGCTACTACGTATCTAAGAGGAGATAACACGTGGGCTATAGTTTCTGGTGGCGCAACATCAGACAGTTTTGCCACCATAGCTGTCGCAGGACAGAGTTCAGTAGTGGCAGATTCGGCCACAGATACCCTAACACTGGTAGCGGGTACTGGAATAACTCTCACAACAGATGCTGGCACAGATTCTATCACTATAACCAATTCGGGTTCGAGTCAAAATACTTTTAGCATTGTGGCAGTGGCTGGACAGTCAAATGTTGAAGCAGATACCGCTACAGACACATTGACCCTAGCGGCTGGCACTGGTATCTCAATAACTACCAATGCTGGCACAGACACTGTAACAATCACCAGCACAGTAAGTTCAGGAGCCACTACATTTGCCGCACTGACTGATGTCGCCAGTACTACCATAGACAAAATTTATCTGCCTGCAATTACAATGTTAACAGTTACCAACAACGGTGCTACTGCATACAGATTTGATCAATATGGCACTACTGACGATCCTACAATATATGCTATCAACGGCACTACCATAGCATTCAATCTCAATGTAGGGGGTCATCCTTTCTTGATACAGGATAGTGCAGGCGCCAATTACAACACTGGGTTAATTCACGTAACCGCAGGAGGAACAGTGACTACAGAATCATCTGCTCAAGGTAAAACTGCAGGAACACTATACTGGAAAATTCCGGATAGTATTAGTGGCAACTATAGATATCAGTGCAGTGCTCATCCTAGCATGATAGGTGTCATTACAATCAAGAACTTCGGCAGTATTTAATTTTTCTTCGATTCTAAAATTATAAATCGAATAGCTGATTTATTTTTGAATCTAAAATTGTTGTATTAAATACTTGTTTGTAAAGTATCTGAGATCATGAATCCACAAATTATTCCAATTTTTCCTGCAGCTATCTATAGAATCAATCTTAGAAAGTTATCAGCACCTGAACGAATTGCGTATGACACTAATAATGTAACCTCTATAAGTAGACAAGGCAATCAAACATCTGTTAATTCCTCTCTACTTGATGACACGGTATTCTCAGATTTGAAAAACATATTCATGGAACACGTACACAATTATGCTAGAGAAGTGATCAAAACTGACTGTCAATTCTATATGACAAATTCTTGGAAAAATCAAAATAAAAAAGGACAACCGCACGATCTGCACAATCACAGGAATAGCGTGATTTCAGGAGTATACTACGTGAATGTTGCAGATAGTGAAAATTCTATTTGTTTCAACAGGCTAACATCACCGTTTTTCATGGAGTTTGAGTGCAGCGAACGCACACCATTTAACAGCATAGAATGGCAGATTCCTGTTGAAGATGCAATGTTAATACTTTTTCCTTCTAACCTTTATCACAGCGTGCCTGTAAATACCACAAACAATGAAAGATTGAGTATTTCTTTTAATACTTTCATCAAAGGTAATTTCAATAATAACACTCTTGTGATCAGTGCGTAATATAAATATACTATATAATTTCAACCATTTAGGAGTTAATTTACATGAACACAATATTACCAGCCCCAGAAGGCTACCAAGAACCACTAGTTGCACCTCCAGATCTTAATCCAAATACACCGTTGGCTATACCGGTGCCTTTAGAAGGCAAAACGGCAGCTAATCTTAAACTGGCATTTGCTGCCGAGGCACGATCTAATGATAGATATCATTATTTCGCCACCGTAGCTGAAAAACATGAAGATGCAAATGCCACAGCCTATTTTAAACAGATTGCTGAAGACAAACACACGTTTGCTCAAGGACATTTAAAAGAAGCCATATTGGGTGGGTTAGGAGACCCGGATACCGGAAAACCATCTACACATATTACCCAGGTATTAGAAACTGCAATTGCTGCTGAAATGCAAGCATCGGCTGAGATGTATATAAAATATGCAAACGATGCTCGAGAAGAAAATTTACTGCATTTAGCAGAATGGTTTATTGAAGTATCAAGAAGATCAGCTGCCCATAAAAAATCATTTGAAGACCTATTAAAATACTACGATCCTGCTACACCGAATCCAGAACTTCGCGCAGATTGGTAAAGCTGCGAATGGGTTATATAATCTGTTTGCATGAATCAAATAGACTTAAATCTACCAATATTTCTACACCAAGGTTTAAAATCTTATCCAATTGATTGGATGAAGACTCAGGTGTTAGCAGCACACCAAACGGCTAATTATACAACCGGAAACAATTTTCAAATCAAAGATTCTTCCGGTGTATTTTATACCTTATACAAAGATTTTTTTCGCATTGCCAGTCAGCATTTTGGTCCACTACAACTAGATCAAAGAAATCTTGCCAACTGCTGGGGATATGTTACAAATAAATTTTTTTATAAAGGCGGCATCCATAATCACCTAAATACCTGTGTAATTAATGCTGTTTACTATTTGAATATACCCGAGACTGCAGATAGACATCAAGGGTCTCTAAGTTTTTATGATAATAACTTTCATGAAATCTATAATATAAGACCCAACGTTGGTGATTTGATTATTTTTCCAGGATATCTTAACCATCAGCCTCATCAATCATTTAGTTTAGATTATAGAGTTTCTATTAACATGGAAATTATTTGTCAAAATGTCTGGGGTGTTGACAACAACTCTGTTTTGAGTTAATGATTGCTTGTAAAATCTGTGTTGATGTGTTATAATCAAAGACATGACTGCACAAAAGATTATATTTTATCCCACTATACCTGGCATCGATAAGACAATGCCGATTTTATCTGCAGATAAAATCGTGCATAATTGGAAACAGGAAGCAGCTAGAGAATTTAAAAATCAAAAAAATAATCTCGGGCATGCCATACACAGCATTTCTAATTGTCCCGGAATCAACATCTTACAGAGTCAAGGGTTTGTAGTGCGAGCATGGCAAGATATCTACGTCAAAGCAGATTCGTCACAGGATAAAATACAGTGGAGAACTCCTATTGATCAAGAAAAAATCAACGGCAGTCCGGCGATTGAGGAACATCAAGACAGTTTGTTTAAAACATTTCAAAACTGGCCGAATCATTCTAGCCGATCTGTGATAAAATTTATCACTGGCTGGTGCTGTAAAATTCCCAGTGATTATCTTTTAATACAAACTTCTGTATTCTACGCCGATGAAAATCGATTCACTGCTCTAAGTGGGATTTATTCAAGTGACTACGGAATCAATAACATAAATGTTCCGGTATTTTGGCACAACCTCAATGAGGAAACCGTGATCAAAGCTGGCACCCCCCTTGCACAATTAATTGCAGTTCCTAAGAATTCCTTGGAATTAGAAATCAGAACTGATATTAGCAAAGAAGAACTAACGATAAATTATATATTGATGAACAATACTTTCGTAAGAAATTACGCTAAGATCAAATCATATTTTCAGGGAAATCAATAGTGCAAAGTACATTGTTTGAAACAAAATTTTATAGTTATTATATCAATGATTGGGAATCAAAGAAAGAAAAAATTTCAAAAAAAATTAATGCAGCGGCATTGGTAAGAAAGCCCGGTCAATTGTTTGCAAGCGATCGAGGTAATAACAGCTATCAGTCTGAGTTTGTTGAAATTTTTAAGAATGAACTGGCTCTGTTTTCTAATGAAATTAAAGTAGAATCATTAGATATAGGCGACGTATGGACAGTGTCTTATGCAAAAGATGAATTTCATATCCCTCATAATCACTCGGGGGTGGGATATTCGGGAATCATCTATTTAGATTACGATGAAACCTTACACAGTCCAACTTATTTTATTAATCCTGTAAATAATCCCATAACTGATCAAACAGAGATAAAGAATATTGAAGCCAGTGAAGGATTAATGATTATTGTACCGAGTAATATTTTACATTACACGTTGCCTAATAATTCACACACAATCAAAACTATAATTGGCTTTGATTTAAAATTTAGATAAGGCGGTTTCTATGACACATGATGTTATTCCGTTATTTCCAACTCCATTATTTGTTGCAGAGATACAAGGATTCACCAACGAAGAATTAGAATTTGTAAAACAGTCATCTTTGTATTCTCGATACAAAGATGAACCAGGAAGATGTGTAGGATCGGATAGATTTGATATCATACATTTACCTGAAATGTCAAGAGTATGTGATTTTGTGCAAACACAGTTGAATCTATATGCTCGAGAGGTAATGTCTATATCTAATCAGTTGTTTCCTACTATCAGTTGGTTGAATCGTACCACAACAGGTGCATATCATTATCAACATCATCATGTGAATAGCATTGTCAGCGGAGTTCTATATTTCACAGAGGATCCTGCACCTATTGAATTTCACGTAGATAAAAATTGTGTTTGGGGCTCATTAAAGATGTTTCCTATCAAATATAATCAATATAACACTCATAGCACCACAGTTGAAATCAAACAAGGAACATTATTGATATTTCCGTCCTACTTAGAACATTCTGTAATGAGATCAATAGCTGACACTGATAGGATAAGTTTATCTTTTAACACTTGGGTGAATGGAACAATAGGCCTATTAGATAAGACCAGTTTTTTAAATTTAGATGCTCCAACATTAAAATTTGAGCCCAAAGACAATTTGAATGTGTTGATAGAACGACAACGATTGCAAAAATGATTAAACAGTATAACAAATTCACAGACGAATGGTTGCATTCTATAGTTAAAGAACAAGTATTAAATCCGATGTTAGATTGGAATTTTCCAAGTTATGCAACCGGTGAAATCGATTTAGAAAAGGCGGCATTTGGTAAGTTAACATTTAATAAACAACAAAACATCAATAATTGGAACAGAGTAGAATCATTGACCTATGTTCTTGATCGATGGTTAGATCAAAATAAAGAATGGTTTAAAATTGATTTTTTAAATCACTGTATGATAAATTTTTACACTGCTGGTCAGGTCACTGCCTGGCATAATGATAACTCTTATAAATTACCTGGAACATATAGTTTACTTTATTATGTAGATGATAGCAATGGCGGGACTGAATTTGAACATCAAAAATGTTTCCACAAAGAAAACACAGGCATATTTTTTGATTCTAATCTAAGTCATAGACCGATTGCGTCAACTAAACCTAGACGTATAAGTGTAAGTTGGGTTCTAAAAGGAACAATTTTGCACAATGCTCAATAAATTTTGTTTAGTTTTTTTGTGCCTGTGACCAGTCTCTGATTCTAGTTTCTAATTTTTTTCTTATAGCTGTGATATCTTGTTTCATTTCACTGCCCATGGTAGGTAGCTGACGACTGTAGATCATTTCCATATGCATGCTATCTAATTTTTTTATTTCTGCAACAAGTTTATTCAATAGTTGTTGAGATTCTTGTTTAGCTGCACCATCAGGCATTGTGTCGATGGCTGTGCGATATCGCTCATAATCTTCCTGGAATCTACTAGATTTTTGTAACAGACTTGACATTTTCTAACTCCAATATGGTTTCTATTTTCACACGTATTACTTGATTATTTAATGTAGTTCTCAATCCCGAGTGTAGTTGTTTGGGAAGGCAATCTAAATCAGCCCAGCATACAGTCTTTGACGCCATAGTCAAAAACTCTTGATCGACCACGCACACATAGGTGCCATACTCAAACCCGCGATCTTCAGATAGATACAGTTCGATAGGAACTATACGCCCCTGTGCGTATTGAGTTAACAATGCGTCTGCATCCTCTAGAAGACTGTTATTGCGTTGAAAGGTAGGCACAGTCCATCGCTCATCATCTAAGATTAGAAATATGCGACCTGTGGTTTTAGCTAAAAATAATAATCCGGCACGCTGTTGCATGCAGATACTTATCCGCCCACTGTCTTGAAGTTCCACTCTCCTGGCAGATATTCACCTTCAAATGCTTTGAGCCATTGAGTGCCATCCCATTTGTATTTGATGCCTGTGCGGATATTTTGAATATGTGTGGGTGAGAAATCTTCACCTGCAATAGCTGCATCTTCCAATGTATGATCTTCAGGATTCCAAATTGTGGCCCAGGTTTGCCCAGTCCACTCTACAATAGAGTTGGCTGTGATCACAGGATCCGTGCCGTCTTGATTTTCCCATGATGAATCGTTATTACTAGGATCACGCCAGGCCTGCGGACCTCTATATGGTATGTTTGTGCTGTCTGCAGGATTAGAAGGAAGGTTAATGTAACCTCCACGATTCTCACTGTTGTTGACATCGTCTAACATCAAGAATCTTAAACCTACTGGTATCTGCGAGTATGATCCATAGACTTCTAACGGATTATACTTGTAAGGATCTATGATAGCATCTACCGTGCCTCTAGCAGCTATGCCGGGGATACTACTGGCAATGTCGTCATTGGCAGGATATGTGTCTGCATCTAAAGTCACCGTGAGAACAGTCTGGTCTAGAGGATTGATCACAAACGTGCCCACAATCTCATAGCCACTGGCTTTTTTGAACCATATCTCACTGCCCGGCACATAGCCGCCTTGTATCTCTAGAATCTTTGACCACTCTACCGGTTCGCCATTTTTAAATTCTTTCTGACTCAGCCCCAATGACTGCACAGCATCTAATGGATTCACGAGTGTGAGATCATATTGATTATCATTGACTGTTCCTGTGTTAGATTTGAACAGTAACACTCGATAATTACCATAAGTTTTAGTAACTAGGGTCATACTGGATTGAGAAGTGTTGTATATTAGATCTGAAAGATCCATCACATCGCCCTGTTCTGTGAACACATTGGCTATTATGCTTTGAACTATGCCTAGTTTTTTGACCTTGGCCGGTGGTGATATATACACAGGCATTTCAAAATCAAGACTGCAGATGTCTATATCTGATTCTGCGCCTTGAGGTATTGTCCTACTGGAAAAATTAGTGCCGGTTAGATACATGGCGCTGAGACTGGTCCAGTCTATATAATTGTCAGTGGTCTGTAGTTCTAAACTGGGATTAAACAGCACTAATATCTGTTCCAACAACTGTAATTTTTGATCGGTGTTGGATGTCCATATATCAGCTTTCATGGTCAGTTTGAATGGAGTAGGCATGAGCCTTTCAACAGTGTAATTGCCGCCCTGTGCGCCCGAATATTCTCTTGTGCCACTGGCGTCTGTGAATCTGCGTTCTCTCACATGTATCTTAGACACGAATGTGGGATCACTGAGCCTGTTAGTATCCATCTCAATGCCTGTGATATAACAAGCTATTCTCGGCACCGTAGGCATTTTGTTTTCAGAATTATCTTTGATAATGCTGGCTACCTGTCTGGTCAAATCGCCATACATTACAGGAATCTGTCGTTGTTCGCCATCGCCTGCTTGATATTTAAATCCAATGAACACACGCATGAACTGCGTGACATACCGTCGTATCTGTCCGTCGTAGTGAAAATCCATTATAGGTCTGCCTCAGGTCTTAGAGCCTTGCTGAGACTCTGCTTTTCTTTAACTGTGTGACCGTCTATGGTGTTCACAGTGGGATTGTTTATGAATGTAGATTTTTGTGTCTGACGCACATCTTTGTCTGCAAAAGGTTCGCCGGCTGCTACATCACTGGCTCCAAGATTGCTCATAGTCGTGCGCACATTGTCTTCAAACTTGCGCCATCTTACTCCGTCAAATCTAAACAGTCTGTTAGGAAGATAATCTGTTCGCAGTGCAAATTGTCCATTAACAGGATTGTTTGGAAAAGAAATGCCTGCGGTAAATGGAGCACCGTTAGGAGGTAAACCGTCTTTGGTTAGATAACCTTCATAGCCATCACCATCCGCCGGTAATATCACCGAGCTAGCAGTCTGACCAACAAATATTGGATTACCATCTGAGTCAAATTGGGGAACTCCATTTTCATCAGTGGCTTGTGTAGCTGCGTCAACAGTCACCAACGATGCATCTACACTGGCTAATTCTGCGGTACCGTCGTTGGTTCTCTGTAGAGTATAATACTTGCTGGTATCGTAACCGCTGCGTGGTGCGTCTGCTTCTGCTTGATCTAACACCGCGGCAGTGATCTGCATTTCTTTTTCATAGGTACTGATCACATCTCGCAATGTATCTGCCAATGCATAATAGGTATTATTAGGCGGAGCCACACCAGTGACTTCTTGTATGACTTGATATTTTTTGCCATTGTCGGCTAATACAACATCGCCGGGATAGTAAGTTATGGTTGAATTATAAGTGCCTTTGAAGAATTCTCGGTCTGCAATGTCGTCTAGAATCTGTTTGAATTCTTGACTGTCTACTAATGGTTTGCACTTGGCACGATATAAATGTGGATACCATGTGGCTGAAAATCCTTCCGCTGCTCTACTAACTTCTTCAATCACAAAGAAACGTTTCAAGGCAAAAGTTAAATCATTCAAAGCGTATTCGTCTTTGAGATGCGGCAGTTCTATCACATCCCCTGCTATAATTTTACGACCTAGTTTTTCTACAGTATCGGTGATATGGAATGTGATAAAAATAGTGTCATTCTGTAGGAACAGGCCAAACTGGCTGAGATTAAAATCGATATCAGATATATTGTATACACCGCGCATGACATAAACATCAGGATCATATTTGCGATCTCGATTTTCTAAAAATAACAGATCCTGTATGTTTGCTACGTTATCAGTGGCGTAGGTAGGAGTGCTAGGACTATCGCCTTGTATGGCCGTGCCAGGACCTATATATCTGTGCACCAGCACATCTGTGCCGCCAACTTGGAACATTTCCCAGGCGGTTTTATCAATAAAGCGGAAATCGTTGCCCTTTTCGGGCCGGTATAAACTGAGTCTTGGCATAGTCATATATTTACCGCTACGATAAATACTCGTATGAGCACATCAGATCAAGCCAAAAATTCCGTATACAACTACTGCAAAACCATGCTAGGCGATGGTATGGTAGATGTAGAACTAGATCCCATCCACTACGACACAGCACTTAATCGTGCTCTAGCAGTTTTCCGTCAGCGTAGCGACAACGCTGTGGAAGAAAGTTATGCGTTTTTAACCCTCACAGAAAGCACCAACGAATATATCCTGCCCAAAGAAATACAGCAGGTTCGACAGATATTCCGCAGATCGGTGGGATCAAGAACGGGTAATGGAACGGGTGGAACGGTGTTTGAGCCATTTAACTTGGCCTATGCCAATACCTATTTGTTGAGTTCAACGAATATGGGCGGCTTGCTAACCTATGAACTGTTTGCACAGTATCAAGAATTGGTAGGCAAGATGTTTGGTTCATTTATTAACTACACATGGCATCCACAGAGTCACAAGCTGATCATACATCAACGTCCTCGCGGCGAAGAATCTGTGATGTTGCAGGTATACAATAGCCGACCTGACTTTGTGATTATTGATGATGTGTATTCCGGACAGTGGATCAAAGACTATGCGTTAGCCAACTGCAAAATGATGCTAGGACAGGCTCGAAGCAAGTTTGGACAGATCGCAGGTCCGCAGGGTGGTACTCAACTCAATGGTACAGCACTGATCACAGAAGGTCAAACTGAGATGGAAAAACTCACCGACGATCTGATGAAATTGGTTCCCGGCGGCAGCGGATATACCTGGATAACTGGTTGACCTTATAACTAATCTATATTATAATTGTTCTAAAGGGGACAATTTATGATTATAGGTGTATGCGGTTTCATAGGCTCGGGCAAAGACACTGTAGCCGACTATCTAGTTAATTTTCACGAATTTCGCAGAGAAAGTTTTGCTTCAACACTCAAAGATGCCGTGGCCAGCGTGTTTGGCTGGGATCGAACCATGCTGGAAGGGCGCACAGCACAGGCTCGAGAATGGCGTGAACAAGTAGATCCTTGGTGGGCAGCACGTTTAGACATGCCCACATTAACTCCTAGATGGGTTCTACAATACTGGGGAACAGAAGTCTGTCGTAGGTCGTTCCACGACGACATATGGATTGCTTCATTAGAAAACAAACTGCGTCTCAGCAAAGATCATATTGTAATTTCAGACTGCCGTTTCCCCAATGAAATTAAATCAATTAAAGATGCAGGCGGCCAAATTGTTTGGGTGCAGCGTGGTGAGTTGCCTGACTGGTATGAGGATGCTATCAGCGCCAATCAAGGCAATAATGTAGGGCTAAACGCCATGAAGATGCGTAAAATACATGCATCGGAATGGGCATGGCTGGGCAGTGATTTTGACAAGATCATCGACAACAATGGCAGCATCGATGAACTTTACGAGCAGAGTGCAAACCTAGTAGTCAGCAATAAGATCGCCTTGCCTCCAAGTTATACCCTCTTTGCCTAAGATAGCAGCGCAGTTCAAGCACACGGTTTTGAGATTTGAGGGTCTGCAGTTGTTGAGATTTTCATCTACATGAAACACTCGAAATACTTCGGCGTGTTGAGATCGAAACCCGCATTTTTCACACACGGGTTTGGGTTTGTATCCTGCTCGTTGCCAACGTGGAACATGAGCACTTGCACCGTGTGCTAGACAGATTTCACACAGTGTTCTGTAATAGGCACGAGTGTCTTTGTAGTAATTAATGGCTCTAGGTCGCTGTGCGCAGGCCTTGCATAGTGGTCGCATTTGATATTTACCCTTTTAGACCCCTTTTGTTCGGTGCCTAACTTGCTGTTTTTGGAATAGTATGCTAAATATTATGAGCAACTATTACCAGGAGAATAGGCGATATGGCACTAACATCACCAGGCGTACAAGTTACGGTAATCGACGAGAGTTTTTATACACCAGCAGAACCTGGTACGGTTCCTCTTATCGTCGTAGCTACAGCCCAAGATAAAACAAACGGAGCTGGAACAAACACAGCTTCAGCAACAACCAAAGCAAATGCTGGCAAGGCATTTAAAATTACGAGTCAGAGAGATCTCACAGATCTTTTTGGGATTCCGTTCTTTGAACAGACAGCGAGTTCAACTCCTATCCATGGTTCAGAGCGCAACGAATATGGACTATTAGCAGCCTATAGTTTGCTAGGTGTAAGCAACGCGGCATTTATTGTTCGAGCTGATGTAGATCTAGACCAACTCGCAGCAGAAGTAGATGCCCCGGGAGCGAACCCTGTAAACGGCAAATGGTGGATGGACACACAGGCCACAACTTGGGGTATCCAAGAGTGGAACAGTGCCGCAGCATCAACAGCCGGCGGACAGAAATTTACTAACAAAGTACCGTTAGTGCTAACAGATGCAGACAGTCCTTCTAAAATTGAAAACAATGCTCCTAAAACATCTGTAGGACAGATCGGAGATTATGCAGTAGTATTTCAAACTGTAGGTGAAGCTGCTGCATATACAACTGCAAATGACTTGGCAAGAATATATTACAAGTCTCCAGGCAATGGCGGGGTAAGTGCCGGCGGCACACCAGTTGATGCAGGCGAATGGGTATTGATAGGTTCCAATGCGTGGAAAGCCAGCTGGCCAGTAGCAGTAAGTAACACATACTCGGGAACACTGTCGGGCACTTTATTCGTTAACGCCCAACAAATTACTGCAGGAACTTTAACACAAATCGCAAACAACATCAATTCACCCGGTATCGTGGGTGTAACAGCAAAGATGTTGGGTAATAAGTTATACATCTATTCCGATGGTAGATCATTAGGAGAAAACACTAATGTTGAAGTTGGAGACAGTGCATTGTCTGCTGATGGACAGATAAAGTTAGAAAATGGCACAGCAAGCTGGAGCACCATTGGCATTGACACCGGATTATACCTCAGCCCTAAACTGCAACAATCACCGCACACAGATGTGCCGACTTACAAGCGCAGTGATAACCCAACCTCATTGCAGGGATATGCTACAGGGTCTGTATGGATTAAAACCACAGAGCCAAACAACGGCGCTAGATGGAGAGCCAAGCAGTGGAGTTCAGCTACATTATCGTGGGTAGCATCAGAAGCTCCTATATATGCATCTACCAATGCTGCACTTTACTATCTAGATCGCAGTGGAGGTGGTGCTAACATCTCAGCAGATACAGTGTTTGTACAGAGCAATGCACAAGAACACAGTGGATTTGACGCAACTCCAGACACAGCTGAATTCCGTATGTGGTATAGACATATAGGTATAGGTCAGGGCACCAGCATTACATCCAACATTATCAAAAGTGGAACCTTTACCGCTGCTTCTACTAGAACATTTACCTTGGCTGAAAGCATAGTAGGACAGTTGGCTCTAGATGCTGCCAAAACCATTACTTTGTCAACAGCCGCGGGAAATGCGCCTACAGGCGACAACAGCGATGCAGACAAGTTTGCTGCTGCTATCAACGCAGCCGGCTTCACAAACATCGAAGCCTCTGTGGTGCAGATTACCCTAACACAGAGCAGATTGGTAATTACTCACAATGACGGTGGCGATTTTAGACTCACAGACAGCACAGGTAATCCATTGTCGACTCTATTCACTCCATACAACATCAAGACCAGAGCTGGCACAGAAAACTTCTACAATATTTCATTGGGTAGTGGTGCTGCAGGCGCAGAAGATCTTGCTGCAGGTGCTGCACAAGACTATCTAGCTTCAGGTTATCAGCCGTTAGCCGCACAAGATCCAAGATTCTCAGCCAGTCCAGATGCTCCATTGAATGAAGCAGCAGATCAACAACTATGGTACAATCCTAACTTTGCTGATGTTGACATTATGGTTCATAATGGCAACACATGGGTGGGATATAGACACAGCACAGCACCATATTTTAATCAAACTGACGACACAGCGTTGACAAAGAGAACCGGTTACTTACCAATAGTAGCTGCCAGCAATCCATATGTGTCAGGCGTTACTGTCACAGGTGATTTGTGGATCAGCACAGCTGATCTAGAAAACTTCCCAACAATTTATAGATACAACAGCAATTTGACCGACATCGGTGATGTTACACTGCGTTGGGAATTGGTTGATAAGACAGATCAAACCACAGAAGAAGGTGTGCTGTTTGCAGATGCTCGTCAAGGTACAAGTGGTGGTACAGCTACTACAGCACCTAGTGATGACATTGCCGACTTGATTACCAACAACTTCCTAGACCCAGATGCTCCAGATCCAGCACTATATCCAAAAGGTATGTTGCTGTGGAATCTAAGACGTAGCGGCGGCAACGTTAAGCAATATCGCAACAACTATATTGATACTGCTACAGATAATCCACGCACAAGCCAATCTGGCGGTACTAATAACGGTGACCCATTTGTTAGCGGTTCAGGCCAAACTATGGAAAGCTACTATCCAGATCGTTGGGTTACAGCGTCAGGCAACAACGAAGACGGATCAGGCAGTTTTGGTCGCAAAGCACAACGCAAGGTAGTTACACAGGCCTTGAAGTCGGTGATTGACACAAGTCAAGAGATCCGTGATGAAGAACGCAGAAACTTCAACATCATAGCTTGCCCAGGATATCCAGAAACAATGAGCAATCTAGTTAATCTTAACATTGACAGAGGTATCACAGCATTTGTCATAGGTGATACTCCATTGAGATTGCCTGCAGATGCTACATCATTGAACAACTGGGGAACTAATGCAGAATTAGTCACAGACAACGGCGATGACGGCATTGTAACCTATGATGAATACTTGGCTACATACTATCCAAATGGATTTACCACTGACCTAAGTGGTTCTAATGCAGTGGTTCCAGCAAGTCACATGATGCTGAAGACTATCGCACTCAGCGATAATGTCAGCTTCCCATGGTTTGCACCAGCAGGAACACGTCGTGGCGGTATTACAAATGCCACAGCAGTGGGTTATATTGATGCTGCCACAGGTGAGTTCCAAACTGTAGCACTCAACGAAGGCCAACGTGATACACTATATGAATTAAAGGTCAATCCAATTCCATTCTTCAACGGAGTAGGACTTGTGGCTTACGGTCAAAAGACTCGTGCAAGAAATGCATCAGCACTAGATCGTATCAACGTAGCACGATTGGTAGTATATCTACGTAGCCAGTTGAACAAGTTGGCTCGTCCATATTTGTTCGAACCCAACGACAAGATTACCAGAGATGAAATCAAACAAGCGGCAGAAAGCCTATTGTTGGAATTGGTAGGCTTGAGAGCAATCTACGACTTTGCGGTTGTGTGTGATGAAAGCAATAATACTCCGTCTCGTATCGATCGCAACGAACTTTATGTTGATATCGCCATAGAGCCAGTGAAAGCCATTGAGTTCATTTACATTCCATTGCGTATCAAGAACACAGGAGAAATTTAAAAATGGCAATTACATCGCTTAATAACATTGGTATTCCAACTACCAACGCAGCTGGCAGCACTCAAGTGCTGTTGATGCCAAAATTAAAATATCGCTTCAGAGTTACACTGTTGGGATTTGGAGTTACCGCAGCCACTGAACTTACCAAACAGGTGCAAGATGTTACTAGACCCAAAGTGGCGTTTGAAGAAATGACGCTGGATGTCTATAACTCCAAAGTTAAATTGGCTGGCAGACACACATTAGAACCAATTACATTAACATTGCGTGATGATGCTAGTGGTCAAGTTCAGAAAATGGTAGGACAGCAGATCCAGAAACAGTTTGACTTCATGGAACAGGCTTCAGCACGTTCAGGTATTGACTACAAATTTACCACACGCATAGAAGTTCTTGACGGGGGCAACGGATTGTTAGTGCCGAGCACTTTAGAAACATTTGAACTATATGGATGTTTCATTCAAAATGCAGACTACGGTGATGCAAACTACAGCACCAATGAGCATATGACTGTAGCATTGTCGATTGTTTACGATAATCTATCACAGTTTGCAGCTGGTGCGGCAGCAGTAAGCCCAATAGGTGGTATTGGCGCAGCAGTAGGAAGAACTATTGGTGCAGCTACTACAGGCGCTTCTACAGCACAAGGTTAATAGTAATATTAGCTCAAAAAGCCCGACTAAAAATCGGGCTTTTTTTGTGGCATAAATATTTGTATGGCAAATAAATTCACAAGATATCTATCAGAATTCGGTTCCGGCTTGATTGAGGGTGTGACCAAACCCAAAGGTCAAATGAGTAATTATCGCCACGCTACTAGATTGTTTATTGACAACAATCTACGATTAAGCCCAAAAACCAAATTCCTGTTTTATGTATATTTCGAAATGGATAATTCAGTGCGAGGCATGTCACCATTCAGTGCCAAACACAAGAACGAAGCAGGGTTATTGGTCAAGAGTGCCGATCTTCCGAAATTTAATTTTGATTCTGTAATAAAGAATCAATACAATCGAAAAAAGATCGTATATAAACAGATAAATTATGATCCAGTAAACATCAACATGCACGATGACAGCAACAATGTTATAAGTGCCATGTGGGCTTTGTATTATGGCTACTACATCGGCGATAGGCATAATCCCAACGCTGCCTACGAATCCAATCATTATAGAGCCACTGGTACTAACAAAGACAATTTTCGATATGGCCTAGACAATGACAAGAGTGTGGATTTTTTTAAATCTGTAACTATCTATACCATGAGTCGTAGACGATTTGTCGGTTACACATTAGTAAACCCCCGAATCAAATCATGGAGCCATGGCGGTATGGATTACTCTGCCAGCGAATTCAACGAAAGCACCATGACCTTGGAATACGAAGCGGTGCGATACAGCACAGGCAATGTGTCTGTGGGAACACCTAAAGGATTTGCAACCTTGCATTATGACACTGTGCCAAGTCCACTGAGTGTGGCAGGTGGAGGTGTTGCCACACTAACGGGCGAGGGTGGTGTGCTAGATGGGCTTGAACAGATTTTTGGTGATGTTGGAACAGGCGCTGCCTTTAACACGCCCGGAGGTTTTATAGGCACCTTGGCCAAAACTTTTAACACCTACAAAAATTTCAATAATCTCAGCAAAGAGCAATTGGCTAGCGAAGCCATTAACATACTAAGTAACCCAGGAAATATTTCAACAGCAATTGATAAGGTCAGCGGAGTTGTCGGAACTGTGTTTCCTAAAAGTGCTACAACAGAAGCTACTACTAATGCTAGACAACGCAATATCACAGGTAATTAACCATGGCTACAAACTTACCATCACAGACCATTGAAGACAGCGCCGCTGCTACCAAATTGTATTTTGAAAACTATGGCGAATCTGCTCTAGAGTTTCCCTCCAACGATGTCTCTGCCGCAGTGAGCTTTTTTCAACAGGCTGGATTTGATCTTGATGCTGCCTCAACTTCTGCAGCAGTGGTACTAAGACAGGCCAAGCTCGACAATACACCTATTTTTCAAATCTTAGATACACTAAAGAATTTTCCAGGAGTTTCATTGAGCCAGATAGTTGCAGAAATACTTAACAACAATCGCGTGCCTACATCTATATTGGGATATAGAACTCAAAACGTCGATAACAATAAGACTAGAAATATCGCTGCCTAATGTCTAAATTTGCACAGGGACGATTTGAAATGAAAAATCCCGACAAGTATGTCGGCAAGAAAATACCATTGGCTCGTAGTTCATGGGAATTTGTGTTCATGCGCATGTTGGATGAGCATCAAGGTGTAGAAAATTGGGCCAGCGAAAGCATACAGATACCGTATAGAGATCCCTTGACGGGCAAATACACAATATATGTGCCTGATTTCTTTGTGGTCTACAAGGACAAAACTGGTAAGAAACATGCAGAAGTTGTTGAAGTAAAACCGCAGAGTCAAACACTAAGAGAGTCGGTGGGCAAAAGCCGATACAACCAAGAGCAATATATTAAAAACATGGCCAAATGGGAAGCTGCCACAGCTTGGTGCAAACAGCAGGGCCTTAGATTCAGGGTGGTCAATGAAGGTGATATTTTCCATCAAGGATCAAAAAGAAAATGATGCATTATTCACAGGTTGGTCAAGATATCTTTGCGCTTCAAATTTGCAATCACAAATCATATGTAGAAATTGGTGCAGCAGATCCTATAAAACTGAGTAATACGTTTTTGTTAGAAAAACAGGGCTGGTCGGGTATTAGTTTAGAACTTAATGCAGATTTTAAAGCAGACTGGTCTAACATCAGGGGTAATTCTTGCTATTATACAGACGCAGTTAATTACAAGTATAATTTAAAAGATCGAATAGGATATTTGAGTTGTGACATTAATCCTCCAGAATTAACATTGCAGGCACTTAAAAATGTAATCAATCAGGGTATTGTTTTTGACTGTATAACTTTTGAACATGACGATTATTGGCGAGAAGAAAAAGGATTTTTGGAAACATGTAATTCTGCAAAAGAATATCTAGATAGCAAAGGATACAAAGTTGCAGTAAATAATGTGTTTGCTATTAGAAGAAGAAAATCTTGGACAGGTGAATGTCATTTTGAAACCTGGTATGTGAATAAAGATATAGAATTTAAAACTGTAGAATATAGAGACTGGGTTAAAACACAGATAAGTATGATATGACGAAAAAATTAGAAGAACTATTTGATTTAGAATCTCAAGCCGAGCCTACAGCACCACCACCGCCTGTGCATGAAGAAATTAACAGTCTCGATGATCAGTATCAAGCAGTGCAAAAGATCGTGCAAACACTGCCACATATACAAGAACTAGAAAATCTTGATGAGCAAGAACTAGACAATCTTGCCAAAAAAGCAGAACAAGCCTACGACGATCTCATGGACCTTGGTATGAACGTGGAAGTGAGATATTCGGGTAGGATATTTGAAGTAGCTAGCTCAATGATGGGCAATGCTATCACTGCCAAAAGCAACAAGATAGAAAAGAAACTCAAAGCTGTAGATCTACAGCTGAAAAAACTAAAAATAGACAACGATGCTGGGGTAGATCCCAACAACGTGATAAATGGACAGGGCTATGTGATCACCGATCGCAACGAACTGCTGAAAAAATTAAGCGGAAAAGCATAAATACTCATATGAAAACTTTTAAAGAATATCTCGTCGAAAACAAAAAAATTTACAGCTTTAAGATCAAAGTTGCGGGCGATGTTCCTGAAAA